CCTTGGACGCGGCTTCGACCTTGAGGCTTTCGAGTTCGGCAGAGACGCCGACCGTCATCTTCTCGACAGTGGTGCGGAGGTCGTCGCGTTCGGCGGTGAGGCCAGAGACGGCGGCGGTGGCGGCGAGGAGTTGCTCTTCGATGGTCATCTTAGATTTGCGGTTAATGGAATTAGAACGAACGCAGGGCGTCGTTGAAAGAGTCGGCCAAGCCTGTCACCAAGCCCTGGGCGGCGGCCTGCTTGCCGGAGAAGACCTGGCCTTCCATGGCCTCGGCCTTCACCATCTTGCGCTTCATGTTCACGGCTTCCTTGAACTCGGCGTGGATCGTGTCGACGCCCTCTTGGAGGTTGCCGAGTTGGCCTTCGTCGAGGCTCGTGCCTTCGATGCCAGCGCCCTTGAACTTGCCGGACTTGATGACCACCATCTTGATGCCGGCCATCTTGGCGGCTTCGGAGTAGTCAGGAATGGCCATGTAGACGCCGATGGAGCCGACGGTGGAGGACGGGCTGGCGACGACGCGGTCGGCAGCGGAGCCAATCCAATAGGCGGCGGACGCCATCTCGGAGTCGGTGTAGGCAAGGGTAGGCTTGCCGAAGTTGCGGACCTTGTTGGCGAGTTCCTCGACGCCGGTGACCGTGCCACCAGGGGAAGAGATTTGCAGGGCGACCTTCTCGACATCGGGGCTGGCGGCGAACGCGTCCAGAGCCTCGGAGATTTCGTTCACGTCCACGGCGCCCATCATCTTTTCGAGAGGGGACAGGCCCTTGCCGATCACGCCGACGACCGGGATGATGCCGATGCCGTCGACGACGTAGGGCTTAGGGGCCACGCCGAAGAGCTGCGCGAGCATATCCGTGAAGCCGAACTTCTCGGCTAGGACCGCGTGGTCTTTCGCCTTGGTCGGGTCGATGAGTAGGGGCTCGCGGCCCGACAGTCCGTTGGTGAGGAAACGCATAATGAAATTAGGAAGCGGGTTGGTCGGGGGTTACGTCGGAGTCGTCATCTTCCATGTCGTCCTCTTCGACTTCAGCCTCGGGGGCTTCCGGGCCTTCCTCGACGTCGCCGCTGATCGTGCCGACCGGGGTGTTGGACGGACGGAAAAGCAGTTCGAAGGGGATGCCGTATTGCTCGGCCAAGTCCTTGATGTGGACCATGTCGGAAGCCCGCTTGGCCATCTCGGTGCGGAAGTCTAGGCCGCGCTGGGCGTAGAGCTCAGACATGGACAGCAGGCCCATCTCGACGTCGGCCCGGTCGTTAGCGGCTTCGCGGCCAGCGTCGACAGTGACAGACTTCGGGGTCGTCCAAGAGACGCGGTTCCAGTCCGGGTCGTCGGGCAATTCGCCGGCGGCGATGCCTTGGCCGATGATGTAACCCCACGTCGGGACGCAGAAGTTCTCGATCATGATGGTCTGATACTTCGAGAAGACGCGGCCAGCCTTGGCAGTGATGAGGCGGACGGTGGCTCCGCCCAGCTTGGAGGAGTCGCCGACGAACTCGTAAGGGAGCACGCCCTGGGAGATGTCGCGTTCCAGAGCCGCAAGGAAGCCGGTGAAGGTGGCGTTGGGGCGGTTGCTCTGAAAGGACGTCATGCTCTCGCCGGGCTCGAGAACAATCAATTTGCCGCCCATCGTGTTGGCTAGGTTGGAGTACGACGAGCCGTTGGTCGCCCCAAGTTCTCCAGCCATGTCTGAGTCAAGGACGCCACCAGCCTTAGTGATTACACGATTTACGTCACCGTTGTCCTTACACGCCTGTTTCTCCAGCGCTAGGAGTTCCATTTCATCCTGGATCGTGTTGACCGAATGTTGCAGCAGGGGCACGCCGCGAGCGCCGGACGCGTACTCCTGGTCGACCACCATCATCATCGACTGAGCGAGGATCTGGCGGGACGAGCCGTCGGAGCGGTAGATGTTCACGGCGATATACTCGCCATAGGGACCGAACTGGATGCCGTCGTGCATACCCTCGGGCACCTTGCCTTCGAGAGGGTCACCGACGCGGTGACTTTCCATCAGCTGCAGCTTCGCTTCCCCGGCGCCGTTACGCACCTTGGCGGCGAAGGAGTCGCCGTCGCGGATCATACCGCGGAGAAGGATGGACTGAGCCTGGTAGAACGAAAAGCGGTTCGTGATGTCGATGCGCTTGGCCTTCTCGGCGAAGTAAGCCTCGTAGCGTTCCTGCATCTCAGGGGTCGATGCGTGGCTCTGGGGCTTGATGCCGTCGCCCACGGTGTAGAGGCAGATATCCGCCAGAATCTGTTTGAATAGGCCGGAGTTACGTTCGGCCCAGCGGCACTTGCGCACCATCGTAAGGCGGTCGTAAGGAGTCAGGTCACGGCGGAGGTCACGCGGTTCAGCGCCGTAGGCCGCACGGCGGGCACGGGTCACGCCGATGGACTGCCAATCGCCGTAGGAGGCTTGCGGCTGCGGGGCGGCGGTCGGGGCAGGCGTCACCGGCTTGGGACGCAGGCTGACGGTCTTAATCTTCTTGCGGATGGCCATGGAAAGTTAGTCCTGACGGTTCTGCCAATCGGTCGAGATGACCGTGCGACGAGCGCCGTAGGTCGAAGGGTCGAGGCGGCTGAGGGCGAACATGGCCTCGGCAAGCATCTCCTTCGGGGGCATGGCGAACTGCTTGGACGCGGACGAGCCGGAGTCGGAGTAGGACATCAGGGTCTTACCTTCGGTGATCATGGCGACCGCCTTGGCTTTGATGTCTAGGAGTTCGCACTCCGTAAGTCCGATAAAGAGTCCAGAGGCCATTTAAACTTGCCGAGAATGGAAGCCCGAGAGGGGGTACGCCGCCCAGCCCACGCCATAGGTCTCTTCCTCCCACGACACTAAACGGCGTACCCTTGCATATAGCGTGCCAAGGGTCATGACGGTTGCAAGTCGGTTTCGGCAGTTTCCCGACCGGCGATGCCCCAGCGGACGGCGGCCAGCAGGGCGAGGATTTCGCAGTCCATGGCGTGGTTGTCCTTCTTGCCCTGGGGAAGAATCCACATGGGCTTGCCGGTGCGCTTGTCCTTTACGCGCACCTCGGCGCTCAGCTGAGAAGCATACTCCTCGGTTGCGTCGATGGCATAGGTCCAGACGCGGCGAGCCCGGAGGCCGTGCAGGAGGTCCTTGCCGGCGGTGGCCGAGTGGACGATGAGGATCGCGCGCTGTGGGATGCCAGGGACGACGATGGACTGCTTCTCGGAGTAGAAGCGGCGGGTCGTGTTGCCGGACTTGTCGGTCACGGCGAAGTCGTCGGAGCCCGAGCCCTTGGCCGTCTTCCAGTTCCGCTTGGCCGTCTCGCGGTAGACCTCGGTCGTATTGTCGCCGGAGTCGACGAGCACCATGGCATGATGGACGCCGTGTTGTTTGGCGAACGCCTCGACGTTGCCCCATGAGTCGATTCGGGCGAAGGCCATCAGGCGGCTATGCCCGGTCTTGGCCCATCGGCGGACCGTCACCCAGAAGTGGCCACGCTGGACGTCGACCCCCATCGTGCGGAAAGGGATGCTCCCCGGCACGGCGTCCTTCTGCTCGACGACGCGGGCCTTCGGCGTGATCGCGGCCTCCGCGTCCCAAGGGTCGGCCATCTTGTAGTTGGCTGCCTCAGCCAGCGCCACCATCTCGCCGCCCTCTTCGCTCCAGGGCATGGCCAGCCGCTTCTGCTTAAAGATGCGCCGCGGTTCTTCGTCGCCGTATTGGTCGACAGACTCCTTGGCCTTGAGCATCAGCACGCCGAGCTCGCCCCAGCTCATCGTCGCAAGGCTGTTCCAATGCAGGCCGATATGCCCGGAGTTAGCGGCGACAGATGTAGCCACAAACGTGCCACGCGCGTTAGCCTCAAGGCGGCTGGCGTTAGTGTCGGGCAGATGCGTCCGACAGGCCGCGCATTCGTAGGTCGTGCCGACGCTGACCTTGTGCAAGTCCCATGTGCCCGTCGACTTCGCGTCCTCGGGAAACCTGATCTGCTCCCAGACCCAAGGCTGAAGGTGGTCGCACTTCGGGCAGCGCATATTCCAGTCACGCTGGTCCGTCGTCTCGTGCAGCTGATGGAACTCCTGACCAGCCCGTCCGCCCTGAGACATGAAGATGCGTTTGCCCATCCAGCCGAACGCCGTCACGCGCGCGCTCAGTTCGGCGAGGTGTCCTGGCGGTGCCATCCAGCACTCGTCGGCGATGGTGTAACGCAGGGACAAGCGCTGAAGGTTCGCCTCGTTCCAGATGCCTCGGCAGTAGAGCGTCATGCGGTCGAAGTCCGCAGTCGTCGAGCGGTCGAGGTCGTCGCCTGAAAGACGTGCCTTCACGGGCGGGCAGTTGTTCCAGACCGGGCGGAGGTAGCGGAGGCTGAAGTCGCGCGCCTCGGGGTCCGTAGCTTGGGTAAGCATGCAGGGTCCGGGAGCGTTCGCGATTATGTGGCAGGTAAACAGGCGGGCGAAGAGAGACTTGCCTGACTGGATGCTGGCGAGAATCGTCAGGAGTTTAGTCTCTGGATCGGCGGCGATGCGTAGGGCTTCGGCGACCCACGGCGTGCGGTCGGACCTGAACGGTCCGGGCATCGGTGAGTCAGGGATGGCGTGGACGTTAGACTCCAGCCACTCGACCACGTCGCCGGAGTCAGACGGACGCAGGACGTCACGGCCTACGCGGAGTAGGTCGGACTTATTCATAAAGCCCTGCCTCCTTGAGCAGGCGATACAGCTCGTCGGATAACTCCGACCACTTCCTCGGCTTGCGCTTGAACGGACGCGACGGCTTCGGCATCGGCTTGCGCCTGGGCTTGGGCTTACGCTTCGTCATGGGTCGATAGGTCGGCCTTCACGCGGCGCACCCAAGCCTCCAGAACTTTCACCGCCTTCGCAGGGTTCTCGGGGTTACATCCCTCTGCGACATCGAGGGCGAGTTTGTCGAGTCGGTTGACGATGCCGGCGGTCATGTCGCGCATGGCCTCGGTGGCCTCCTTTGCGGAGATGAAGTCCTTCGTGAGGATGAGCCGACGCTCCTGCTCTTCCTCGAGGGCCACGAGCGTCTTGAGCGAGGCGTTATAACTCGACTGGTACTTCCCCTGGTTAGGGTCGCCCCCTTCCATAGCGGCCTGCCAGACGCCACGCGCCCGACTGACCAAGGTGCGATGTTCGCTGATCGTGTCAGCCAGGGAGCCGTCATCGAGCTGAGCCGGTGCGGCCTTGGGTGCCGCGGCCCGCTGCACGTTCGCCCGGGCTTCCCGCCACGCCCGAGCCGCGTCGATGCTGTCGGTCGGCATACCTTCGCGTCGAAGGACTGAGATGCGTTGCGCGGTGACGCCGAGCGCCAAACCCAGTTCTGAGTTGGTTAGAGCCATGGTTTGTTAAACGGCCTGTTTTCGCTCTGTGACCCCACGAAAAACCTTCGTGGTGTCGGGCCACGCGTGACGTAGGGGGGGGTCTAGGAGACTCCTTAGAGGGGGTATATGGGCCGTTTTCATCGCTTGGGCGTGGCAGGGGGAGGGGGGCTAATCACCTTATTCTTGCCGCGTCTGGCATTCACGTGAGGAAATAATCCGCACGCGTCTGAGTTCACGGTGCGCTGAATCTCCTTAGCCCTGGCACGCATCCAGAAGTGGGAACGTCCATACATCTTCCCGATCAGGCGAGACGACAGACAGCCGGGCAGACTCAGCGCCCAGCGGATGAGCTCGACGTGTCGACGGAACGCGAAGTTGTCGGTGCAGGCCAGAGCATCCATGAAGCCCTTGAGCATGACGCCCACATGATCGCGTGAGATGAACGCATCGACCTCTTCGCGTCTGCCGATGTCGGTCGGGTTGAACGCCCAGTCAGGATGATTGGCGTCGATGTTGAAGACGTGCCGAGGTTGCGCCATCTCAGCGTAAGGCAGCACGCCATTCTCACGCATCTTCTCTTGGACCTTCTTCGGCTGCGCGAAGAACCAAGCGTCAAACGACTTGGCCTCCTTAGCCGGAGCCGTCAGGTCGTTGAGCCTAGCGCGTGTCACGCGTCACAGCGTCAACTATCTTGAC